TGCGCGAATCAGAAAAAGAGCGTGCTGAGATTTATAAAATTTTATTTGAAATCGGTGCGATCACTACCGATGAAATTAGACAAATGGAGGACATGATCTCATGAAGCTGACAACACCAATGCAAATAACCGCAGCTGATTCAAATGCTCGCACAATCAGCGGTCGCATCGTTGCTTTTAATGAGCACGCAAATGCATCAACAGGCAAGGTCATTTTTGCTCGTGGATCAATTCAGCCACAGGATGTGTTTCTTAACCTTGAGCATGACAATACACGCAGAATTGGGCGCAGCGTTGCCATGTCTGTTGATGACAAAGAAATGACGGCTACATTTCGCATTGCCAATACAACAGCCGGCACAGATGCTTTAGAGGAAGCAATGACTGGATTGCGTGACGGATTTTCAATTGAATTGGCCGTGGACAATTACGAAATGCAAAAGGATGGCACCATGAAGGTGCTCAATGGGCAGCTCACAGCTGTCGCTTTGGTTACTGAACCAGCTGTGCGATCAGCTCGCGTTTCTGAGGTAGCCGCATCAGAGGATTCTGAAACTGACACAGTTGCAGATACAACAAACACAAATGAAGGAGACAAAGTGGATAACACTACCGAACAAGTCACCGCTCCTGCCGTTGAACCGGTAGCAGCTCCAGAAGTCGCACCTGTACAGGCATCACGACCAGCCTATTACACAGCACCACGCTCACCAATCGTGGACAAGGTTTCATACCTTGAGCACTACCTCAAGGCAAGCATTTTGCATGATGAGGATTCACGCCAGTATGTAAAGGCAGCTGACAACACAACATCAACAGCTCCCGGCATGATCCCAACACCACAAAGCACAAATGTGATCAACGCACTTGCAAACGCTGACAGAGGCATGATCGATGCGATCAGCCGCGAAAGCCTAGTGAGCGAAGGCATGACATTTGAAATTCCAAAAATTTCCGCTGTGCCAACAGTCGATCAGATCGATGAAGGCGATGCAATCACAGAATCATCACTATCAGCAACATTTCTTTCTGTTTCTGTCAAGCCTTTCAAAGGCCGCGCAATTTCAACAGTCGAATTGATCGACCGCAGCCGTCCAGAGTACTTGACAGCTTTGCTCCAGAATCTTGAATTTGCTTATGCAAAAGAGACAGATGCTTATGTAACAGCAGCTATTCAGGCAGCAGCTAACACAACAGCACAGGCAGCAAACACAGCAGCCGGATTCCTTGGATACACATCAAAGGCCGTTGCAAATGTTTATGGCGCATCACTTGGATTCGCTCGCTCACTTGTAGTTTCACCAACACAATGGGGAAACATCATGGGATACAACGACAATGGAGCACCGCTATACAACGCGGCAAATCCATCAAACCAAGCTGGAAATGTTGGAAATGGATCATTGCGCGGTGTAGTTTCACCGGGTCTAAATCTCCATGTTTCACGCTCAATCGGTACAGCTGGATCAACAACAGCTGAAGGCGATCTGTCAATGGTTGTTATCAACCCAGACATACACATGGTACGAAAGCCCACGCTTTACGCTACGCACCAATGTCAATTCAGATGGAACAATTGACATCCTGTATTACGGCTATGGCGCACTAGCAACCAAGGTTGCAAATGGTGCAACATGGAACAACCTCGCATAAATAACTCATAATCGGTAGCGGTCGCTCCCGAACGCTACTGACACGAAAGGAACCGAGATGCCCGCAATAGTTACAGCCTCACAGCTCAGACAAATTCTGGGTGTCTCGGTTTCTTTGTATAGTGATGCTCAATTGGATTCATTTATAGATTCCGCTGAGCAAACAGTTTTGCCTTTACTTACGCAATACCAATCATCGGTGACTTTTGCCAATGTGAGTGATTCCGTCATTTATTTCACCACAATGCGGCCAAATTACTTTGTGCCGGGTCAATCTGTTGTTGTTACCGGGGCCGGAGCTTACAGCGCGACCTACACAGTCACCGATGATCGGATTGAGCCATACACTTTCACAGCTGCAACAGCGGCCGCTGATCGTGACTATCCGCTGCCATTTATTCCGGCAGCAACAGCAACATTGAGTGGTGGATCAGCAGCGGCTTTGTATGCAAACACACCACCAATTGAAAACGCAATTTTGGTTGTAGCGGTTGAGATTTTCCAGAGCATTACAGCTCCCGGCAACCAGATCATGTCAGACAATTTTCAGCCGAGCCCATTTGTTTTAGGCCGCAGCCTTTCCAATCGAGTCATTGGCCTCTTAGGCCCATTTCTTGATGTTGAAACGATGTGCCAATGAGCATCGAATCAGTCGTGCGCACACCACTCAAAAACGCGCTTTCATCCATTGCAGCCAATGTGTACAACGGCATCCCAGAGACGATGACCAGCCCATCGATTTGTTTGATTCCCGATGCACCTTATTTGGAAAGCCTTTTGATCAATGGCGCGACAACAAAAGTCAAAGTCAATTTGACTGTGACTGGTGTTGTCACTTATGCCAACAATGCGGCAGCTTTGGACAATCTCGAAACATTGATGATCAACATCATCAGCGCAATGCCAGCTGGTTACGAAGTCGGCAATGTGAATCAACCACAACCATTGGAAGTTGGCGCGGGCAAATACCTCACGGCCGATTTACAAGTAAGCACCTATTACACCAACTAAGGAGAAATCATGCCAACAACAATCATCACCGGCAGAGACATCACTTTCACCATTGATGGTGATAATTTTGATGCACAGGCCACATCAGCAACTTTGACTGTTGATTCAACGATCAATACCTACCAGACACTCGATGGCAAAGCTTATTTCACGACAGATTCGCAAGGATCGTTTGCCGTTGAAATGCTTGCAGATTGGGGCGCGACTGGATCATTGTGCGAAGGTCTTTGGACAGCTGCCGCATCGGCACCAAATACAGCTTTGCCGGTTGTACTTGTATCAGATACAGGCGCATCATTTGCATTTTCTGTGCAGCCAATTTTCCCATCAGCTGGAGGAACAGCACCAGATGCACAGACAGTTTCATTGACATTTACTTGTGTTACAACACCAGTTTTGACAATTAGCTAACAAAGGAGATCGGGAGCATGAAACTACCAATCACAATTGAATTCACATCCGGGGAGAGCGCAACCTATACCGCGCTCCCACCGGAGTGGATGAAATGGGAACAAAAAACTGGAAACACGATCCAGCAAGTGTCTGAGAAATTGGGCATTGCTGATTTGATGTTTTTGGCGTATCACTCAATGAAACGCGAATCGGCTGGAAAGCCTGTTAAGCCTTTTGAAGTGTGGTGCGAAACTGTGACTGACATCAGCATGGGAGAAACCGAAAACCCAAAAGCTACGAATCCGGATCAATAAACCGGATTACTTGGGAATTGGCAATCCTTACCGGATTGTCAAGATCGGAGTTTCAAACCGCTGAGGACATTTTAACCGCTTTTGAGATTCTAAGGATGAAAAATGGCAACTGAGTCGATCACCTATAACAAGGCCGACTTGCGTGCAATCAAGCAAGCTTTCAAGGCTATGGATCAAACAGCTGTTGAACAAGCCAAAGGCGTTTCAAATGGCTTAGCTACTTATGTGCAATCCAAAATCACATCAGCCGCCGGAGCCCGGCCAAATAAGGCAGCAATTCGAATTGCACGAGGCTCGGTGGTAAGCAAATCATCCAGAGTGGGTGAGATAAGTTATGGCTATGTAGCTCAAAAGTTTTCCGGTGGTGGTACGACCAAATCTCTTTGGGGTGGTTATGAATTTGGATCAAATAAATTCAAGCAATTTCCGCTTTGGTCTGGTAAAGCTCCGGGCGGCGTTGGATCACTTGGTTATTTTATTTACCCAACATTGCGTGCCGAACAGCCCCACATCATCGCCCAATGGGAAAATGCATTTAACAAAATTCTGAAGGAGTGGTGATGGCTCGCGAAAGTAGAACGCTCAAACTCTCCATTTTGGCCGATGTCGATGAACTTAAAAAAAGTCTCAACATTGGCTCAAAGGATGTCGATGGATTTGCCAACAAGATTGGTGATTTCAGTAAAAAAGCGGCTTTGGCTTTTGCTGCCGCAGCTGCCGCAGCTGGTGCAATGGCTGTCAAAATTGGCGTTGATGCGGTTAAGGCTGCAAGTGATTTAGGCGAGACAGTCTCAAAGGTCAATGTTTTATTTGGTGACACGGCAAAAGACATTGAAAAATTTGCTGATGGAGCCGCCACATCACTCGGACAGACTAAGCAACAGGCTTTAGATGCAGCCGCAACATTTGCGACATTTGGAAAGTCTGCGGGTTTAAGTGGTAAAGATTTAGGCAAATTCTCAACAGACTTTGTAAAACTTGCTTCCGATTTAGCCTCTTTCAATAACACATCACCAGAGCAAGCCATCAACGCCATCGGATCGGCATTGCGTGGAGAAGCTGAGCCGCTGAGACAATACGGCGTTTTACTTGATGATGCTTCATTGCGACAAGCTGCATTGTCTTTGGGAATCATTAACACCACAAAAGAGGCATTGACACCACAGCAAAAGGTTTTAGCTGCACAAGCGTTAATTTATCAACAGACATCGGCTGCGCAAGGCGATTTTGAACGCACCAGCGATGGTCTAGCCAACAAAACGCGCATCCTTACAGCTCAATTGGAAAATGCCAAAGTTACGATTGGCGAGGCACTTTTGCCAATTGTTTTGGAGTTGGCCACATTATTTTCAGAAAAAGTAATTCCCATTGTTCAAAAAGTCACGGATGCTTTTGGATCAAATTCGGACGGGATGGGTGGCACATTAAAGAACTTGGCCGATTCCATTAAAGGTTTTGTTCAACCTATTTTTGAAGGTCTTAGATCGGCATTTGATAAAATCAAAAAAACTATTGTTGAAAACAAGGATGAGTTTCAAGATTTCTTTGATTTGATAAAAGCTGCCGCACCAGTAATTGGCACCGTGATCGGTAAAGCTTTCAGCTTGATTGGAGACATTGCCAGCGTAGTGCTTAATGTCATGGCCAATGTTTTGGGATCTCTCAAAGGTCTAATCAACACAGCAATTGATTTTATCAATGTGGCAATTCGGGGCCTCAACATCATCAATCCGGGCAAGGACATCCCGTATCTAAGCAAGATTGGATCAGGCGGCGGAAGCACATCAACCGGAGCTTTAGGCAATTTTCAAATGTCCACCGGTACTGTTTATCAGACACCGGCAGAACAAGCCGCGTTGGCGGCATCCGTTGCAGCTGGTTTAGCCGAAGCCAAAATCATCAATGAAGGTCAGGCAAGAGGTCTTACAGCTGAGCAAGCATTGGCCGAAGCGGCAAACAAGAAAAATCCTGTCAACAAGGTAGCTGATGCGATTACGGACATCGCTGGTGCTTTTGACAATTTTACAAGTGGAACAACGACTTTGGCCGGTGTTATGGCTGCGACCAATAAACCATTTACATACGGCACATCCGGTGTTAATACAACAACCTTGGCTGGAATTGCTGCGGCCTCAAATGCTCCAACCATCAATGTGACAGTTAATGGAGCAATTGATGCCGAAGGCACAGCACGCACAATCGTGGAGACTCTTAACAATTCTTATTATCGAGGCACAGGCGGTGCTGGAGCATTGGTCGCGGTCTAATGACAATTTTTAATCCCGTTTGGCGAGTGACAATTGGCGGCGTGCAATACCAAACCGCCATTTTGGCCAATTTAACGATCACAAGTGGGCGAACGAACATTTATGAACAGGCACAGGCGGGTTATACAAATCTTGAAATCATCAACCTTGATCAAGCCAATGTCGCAATTCAGATTAATGATTCGCTGACTATTGAGCTTCAAGATTCCTCAGATACTTTCGTGCCAATTTTTGGTGGCTCGGTCGTAGAGGTTGGTATTTCTGTGGCCGAAGTTGGATCGGTTGCTTATGCACAGCGCATCAACATTATTGCTTTGGGTGCATTGGCTAGATTGCCAAAAGCTTTGACCAATGGTGTGCTTTCCAAAAAGTTTGATGGCAATCAGATTTATGATGTTTTGAAAAATGTGTTGTTTGATTCGTGGCAAGAGGTGCCACAAGCTCTAACATGGGCAACTTACGATCCGACAATTCAATGGCAAAATGCACAAAATTCAGGATTAGGCGAAATTGATCGACCAGGAAATTATGAGCTGGCAGCTAGAGCAAGCTCGCGAACGGATGTTTATTCATTGGTATCAGCTTTAGCTACATCCGGGCTAGGTTACATTTATGAGGATGCACTAGGCCGCATTGGTTATGCCGACAGTACACACCGCACCAATTATTTGGCAGCTAACGGCTATGTTGATCTCACAGCCAACCATGCTTTGGCATCTGGTTTGAGCATCCAGCAAAGAGCCGGCGATGTCCGAAATTCAATTACTATCCAATACGGTGCCACATCATCATCCGAAAAATCTGCCAGCGATGCTGCATCGATTGCTTTGTACGGCCAATTGGCCCAGATCATTGCCACCACATTGCACAATGCATCAGATGCCGAGGATCAAGCTGATTTCTATTTAAGCCTCAGAGCTTATCCGCGCTTTAATTTTAATAACATCACATTTGAGCTAACCAATCCGGAAATTGATGATGCCGACCGCGATTCTTTGATCAATGTTTTTATGGGTATGCCCGTGAACATTGCCAATTTGCCACTTAACATGAATTCAGGCGATTTCTTGGGTTTCGTTGAAGGCTGGACATTTTCGGCCAGATACAATCAGGTCAGCATTTCAATGATCGTTTCGCCGGTTTCATTTTCATTGCAAGCCATGCGATGGAACGATGTGCCGGTGGTCGAAACATGGAACACAATCAATCCAACTTTGGATTGGATTAATGCCACGATTGTGGCGTAAGGAGAAAACATGAGCAATCCAACGAGCAATTTTGGATGGCAGATGCCAACGCCCACAGATTTGGTCACATCGCTGCCAGCCGATTTCGAGGTATTTGGGCAAGCGGTGGATACATCGTTGGCTGATCTAAAAGGTGGCACGACAGGTCAAGTGTTGTCAAAAAATTCAAACACAGACATGGATTTCACATGGATTGAACAAGACGATTCGACGTTGGCTTTTAACGCGCAAACGGGAACGAGCTACACTTTGGTCGCATCTGATGCTGCCAATAAATTGGTTACAGCTTCAAATGCCTCAGCAATTACTGTCACAGTACCGCCATCAGTTTTTACGGCTGGCAACATTATCAATTTACAACAGATCGGTGTCGGACAAGTAACATTTGCACAAGGTTCAGGCGTAACAATTACATCAACTGGTAACACAGCTAGTGCACCAAAATTGAGATCGCGTTATTCAGCTTGTTCGATCATTTGTCTTACATCTACCTCATTTACGATTATTGGTGATGTTGTCTAATGCATCCGATTCTAGGAGTTTTAGCCTCATCACGGCTGACTAAGGTTTCGCCGCCAATTTCAGGTTATAGCCTATGGCTAGATGGAGCGGATGACACAGTATTCTCGTATTCATCTGGCACGCTTGTAAGCCAATGGAACGACAAATCTGGAAATGGTTACAACTTTATCCAGCCGACTGTTGCCAACCAACCCAATCGCAATCAAACTCAAAACAGTTTGCCGTCACTTTTGTTTCGCGTAGATTGGATGTATAACACGAGCTTGAATTGGGCCAATTCTGCTCATACTGTTTTTGTTGTTATCCGATACGACACCGCAGCTTATAACTACACGACTGTAATGGGCTCTAACAATACAACAGGCTATGGCTTAGGTATCCCGATCAATGACAACTACGCGATTTACCACAATGGCGTTGCACCTTATGATTACAATCTTTTTGTGACTGGCTCAAATGCCGATGTTGCAATTTGGAAATCGGCCGGTGTTTCAAGCGGAAATGTGACAACTTCTTTCAGAAGAAATACCACAAACGCTTCTGCCACACAGTCGATTTCGGGCGTTTCATTGGGAACTGGTTGTGTTGTTGGTGCAGCTGCTTCAACTGGTGGAGATGCAACACCAGACATTGATGCTGTTTTTATTTCCGAAGTTTTGATTTATCCTTCACAGCTTTCAGATGCCGATCGTGATCTTGTTCAAGGTTACTTAAAAACGAAATGGAATACACCAGCATGATTTGGGTAAAATGGGATTCAATCGATCAATTTGATTTGTGGCATGATGCAATTAAAACCGAATTGGGTTTGCCTAAAATGTCGGTAGGTAAAAACGGAGAAATCGATCCAACGGCTGTGGTCAGCACGGATTATGTTTTACCCACCATCGTTGCCGAAAACGACATCCGGGCATTGATTTCTGAGATTTATGCCGAAGGTCTTGAAATTTCTGAAAATCCACAACCAGAGAATTACATGACAAATGAGTAATTTTCCACAAGGCACATTGCCGCGTTTGATTCAGGTTGCGCTTGCTGAGGTTGGCACCGCTGAAACAGGCAACAATGAAACCAAGTACGGCAAATTCATGAAAGCTGACAAGCTGCCATGGTGCGGCTCGTTTCTCAATTGGTGTGCCCATCAAGCTGGAGTCAAGGTGCCAAATGTTGTCAGCACTCGTGCCGGAGCTGAGGCATTTCAAAAAGCTAAGCAATGGCACACCACACCAAAGATTGGCGATTTTGTTTTCTTTGATTTCATCGTTGATGACAAAACGACAATCAATCACATCGGCTTGGTCATCCGGGCATCAGAAAAACAAATCGTGACTATCGAAGGCAACACATCATCCGGTGGGGATCAGCGCAATGGCGGAGAAGTCATGGTGAAATCAAGAGCTTTGGGAGCACGCTCATTTGTGGTGGGTTACGGCCGACCAACTTATGAGCCATTTTCTGGTGATTTACCAGATCGACCAAAAGGAGAAAAATGATGGATCAAGCAAAAGCAATTGCGGCTTCATGGGGTCGCTCATACATCGCAGCTGCATTGGCCGTGTACATGGCTGGTGGCGATCTTAAGGCAATGGCAATGGGTGGCGTAGCAGCTGTCGTGCCAGTCATTTTGCGCTGGTTGAATCCAGCCGACAAAGCTTTCGGTTCAACGGGGAAATGAGCCGGAAATCACTCGCGGTGGGCTTGGCTTTGATCCTTTCATCAAGCCTTACCGCCTGTGGTTATCAAGGATGGGTGAGATACCCATGCCAATTGCATGAAAACTGGGAAAAACCAGAGTGTGTGAAACCGCAATGCAAAGTCACGGGAACTTGTACAGAGGATTTAATAGGCGATGGCATCGAAAAGTAAAGACAGGCTAAGTCAAGAGGAAATCAAAGCTCGCTTGATGTTTCTTATTGGCGCGGTTTTGTCATTTGTGTTTTTGATTGTCACACTAGGCATCACTTATGCATTGATCTTTGTGACACAGCCAATTGGAGCACAAGCTCCCAATGATGCAGCTTTCATCGACTTGCTCAAAACCTTGGCAATCTTTCTCACCGGGTCGCTGGGTGGGGTTTTAGCATCTAACGGCCTCAAAGACAAGACCAAATCAGAATACGAAAAAACTATTGAAAGGCGTTTATCCGGTAGCGACACGCCATGATTTGAGCGTGATTGTTGTATTTGTCGGCTGATCCTGTCACTCTCTATTTCGGGAGCTGATTCGCGGCTCCCAGAATCGGGAGCAACAAAATGGATGAATTATCAATCGTGGTCATGTGTTTGATCGCTGGAGCCTTATGGGCTGTCATGTCGTATTCGGTCGGATTCAAGGAAGGCCAACGACAAGGTTATACACGAGGCCGGGCGGTATCACGCCACATCTCTCAGCTCAATGAGAAGGTGGACAACTAATGGCCGCATTTCTAGAAAACTACGAAGGCAACAAAGAGCGCACAGATCGCTGGCTCAAGACATTTCCACAAGGTCGGCTTGAAGCTCACATCATCGAATTCAATGCCGAAAAAGGTTATGTGCTGGTACAAGCCAAGGCATGGCGCAATCAAGAGGAAAAAGAGCCGGCTGGCATTGATTACGCTTTCGGCTATCGTGAAGCTTTTAATCCGAACATGAAACGCTGGTTTTGCGAAGATACTACAACCTCAGCTTTGATGCGCGTGATGGCCTTGGTTATGGGTGGCACCGAGAAAGCCACAAAAGAAACCATGGAGCAAATCAAAGTCAATGATGCAACAAAGCCACAGGATTATGACTATTGGACAACCAAATATGGTGATGTGCCAAGCTACAAGACAGCCGATGAAGCTGAGCAATCAGGCATCCCATCACTCGGATCATCGATGGAGGAAATTGCAAAACAGCTTGGGGGAGAGCTTGTACAAGAGTCACCGCAATGCTCACATGGTCACATGATCTGGAAGCAATCTCATGATGGTGCTCCAAAGTCATGGGGCGGCTATTTCTGCACAGAGCGGACAAAAGCAACGCAATGCACACCGCGCTGGTATGTCCTACGCTCAACCGGAAAATGGGAGCCACAAGTATGAGCGATTATGTAGAGATCCTTTATCCTCAACAGATGATGGCCAAGCTGATGTGCAATGGCGAGATCGTTTCAGAATACAAAATTGAGCAATGCGACAAATGCTCACAG